AAAATAAGGCGTTCCAGCCAGTCGATTGAGTCGATGACAACAGTCTGGAAATCGTGGGGTTCATCACGCAGACTGGTCAGTGCGGCAATAACATCTGCCACCTTGTGAGCAAGCGGAAACTTGTGGCAGTCGATTTCACCGAGACCATCTTCCGTTTGGATAAAGATAGGGTTCGGGGCGGATGCGGCAAAGGTGCTTTTCCCCACACCCTCTGAACCATAAATCATGATTCGGGGCGGGCGGTTGTCCTTGCCGGACTGAATTGAGTCAAGAATACTCATATGTGTTTTTCTCCTGTAATTAAATGTTGCTGATGATTCTGATGTCTTCATAGCCGGTGGGCCAGTTGCCTGTGGCGTAACATTCACGCAGCCGTTTGATTGCCGCTTCGTTGATAACATCGGCGCAGTCCAGTACCTCTTCTGTGAGCTTCCACACACCGGTTGAGTTGGGTTCGGATTTCTCCACGGCGATAATATGCACGGGAACTGTTACTCCTGTGACAACGCGGATAATCGCCCGGTAGAACGCCAACTGCAGGATGTAGCCGTAGCGGTGGCAGTCCGACTCAAACCACTTGAGAGCTTCGCAGGTTTTGAGGTCAACGATGCCGTATTCGGGACTGAACCAGTCCATCCGAATCTGGCACGGCATACCACAATACTCTGCACGAACAACACCTTCAGCCTCTCCGTAATGGAGGAGTTCTGTAGCTTCGTTGTGGAGCCAGACGCTGGTTTGGAGCTTCACCAGAAAACCGAAATCCTTGCCCGATATGATTTCTCTGTCCTGTGAAGATTTCCATTCCGCATAGGCTTTGGTGGTTTTGCCATAGGGTTCTCCGGTTTTCGGGTTGATCGGTCCGTCAGAAACAACATATTCGTTGTCAAAAGCGTGGCGACCTTCAAGGATCAGGCTGTGTGCTGCCCGACCGAGGATGAACGCTGCGGACTCGGTTTCCTCAATTTGCCCCTGCATCTTTTTATGGAAAAGTGCGGGGCTTTCCCGGAAATCTCCCAGCAAGTGGCTGGAAAGATATTTCCCTGTGCGGCTCTGCTCGTGGTACACGGCAGACGGCTCGTGAATGATGAAATCTGTATTCATTTTTGTTTTTCCTTTGTGATGAAAAATTCGTTGGTCTCTACCGGGGTTATTTCCAAAAACACCCCGGTTTGCGCTGTTGATTTTCAAAAAAATTTCGATTTTTTTCAGAAACCTTCAAAACCTGCAGCTTTCATCTTCACTTTGAGTTTCTGCATGACGATACGGAGCTTGGAATATGTGATACCGACTCTTTCTGCCGCATCTCGATGGCTGTTTTCCATAAGCGCAAAGCAGACTTTTTGTTCCAGTGGGGATAACGTGCTGATAAATGAACGAACATCACGAATAAGGGTATTGCGCCGATTCTCACGCTCAATGTTCTGCGGATTTGCCAGTTCACCTGTTGAAATAATCAGCTCAATTCGCTCTGTCTCATCGTCATCATCTGACTCGACCATTTCATTCAGCGAGACTGCGGTACGCAGAAAATCACCCTTTTTGCCGAGATCACGGAGTATTTTTTTCAAAGCCGTTTCCATCCGCATATGGGCAAATGTTGAAAGCGAGCTTACCGCAGGATCAAACAGATGGTAATGGGTTATCACGTCGATGACAATTTTCTGCTCAATGTCATCGGCTTCGTGTTTGGGAATGACACCTTTGGGGACAAGAGGACCGACAAAGGATTTGGCGATGCGGAGGAGCATTTCTCCGTCCGTGTTGGAAAGATGAGTTGTCTTTTCCATATTGATTCTCCGAATCTGCCTCCCCGGAACGAAAGGCAGGAGAACCGGGCGATGGCGTTGTGATTTTTGTTTGCCTTTCGCCCCTCAATGGTGAGATCTCACACAAAAGCCCGTGAAATGGCGTGAGATTTTGGCAAATAATCACAACTCATTGAATATCAATATGAAAAAGTTTGAAAAAAGTTTGTGTATTTTGTGAGATTTGACTCGGAGACAATAGTTATCTCACAAAATCACAGAGAAAAAAGGGCAAAAAAAATCCCGTGACACATCTCTGTATCACGGGGGGAAGAACAGCTATTCAGTTACTGCCTGTATTTATGATGATATGTGGAATTGGCTGCATCACCGGGCATATGGATTCTCATCCGGTAGCATTGCTCATCGTGCAAACGCTCTATCGGCTTATCGGGTAATTTGAAAAAATCGCACAGGGTTTTGTTCAGATACTGAATCTGTTTCCGCAGTGCGTCAGTCGGCATAGGCTCTTTAAGTTTTCCGCAACCATTGGAGAATTTCTTTAATAACGCCCATTGAACATTCGGTTCTCCGGCATGGTTTTTCATCCCCATTTCAATATATGAAAGAGTATACCAGCGGTCACCGATCGTCACCCGGAGGGTATGATTATCTGGAAAAGTAAGCTGCAACTGTTCCCAGCCGGTATTCGGTGGTAAATCAAAATGAGGCTGTTGTTCTTTTGGCGTCTGTTCTTTGATGTCAGCTTTGATACCAGACTGGTCGTCAACAATTATTTCTCCATTGCCATTAACGGATAATGCGTCTGCGAGGTCGATAACGGTGACCTCCCGGAGCGATAACTTATTTAAAATAGCTCCATCGCTTAAGGTCGCCATCGTCAGCAGTACAAATGCCCCTTTGGTTGTATTCAACACTTCCAGAACGGCATCTTCGAGCTTGTCCATATATGGGTAAAGTGCCAAATACACGGGGATGCGTTTTCGCTGATTGATTTTGCTCATTGCGATTTGAAAGCAAGGTTCTCCGCTGGTGACAGTATCCAGTGGTTCAAAACCCATCTTTTCTGCTACGATGCGGGAAAAGAAAGGAATATTCAACTCATATTCGATGAGCGATGAACGTTCCAACGGAATGTCCGGGGCATTGCGATCCGGACAAAATGCCCGGATTTCAGAGCCAAACAAAGCTGTTTTCAGCCGCAGACAGCCTCCGCATCCCCGTTTTCGCCGGGGACACGGAATTGAGTTGACCTTTCGGTTGGTCGGCAAAAGATACTGCCGGATAAACTCATCTCCAAAGGAATATCCGGCGAGATCACTTTTCCACTCATATAGCGACGCGCTCAAGCTGTTCTTCTGAACCTTCGACAAAAACATCTTCATAGGTATTGTCATCCTGATACGCGTTTTCTGTTTTGATTATGCCACGGGCAGTCAGCCATTGATCCACATCCACGCCGTACTGGTCGTAGTTGTACTTTGCCTTATTGCCATTGACCAGCGGCACACTGACAACCTTGCCATCCTTAAATTCGATGGAGAAAGTCATCTCGACAATCGTGATCGTTGCCGCAAATTTGTCTTTGCGGAACTGCATCCTGCGGAAAATGTCGCTGCTTTTTACCTCGATTTGACTGTCGAGGGTATCGCCTTCAGTATATTTTATTTTTGTAGCTGTGATGCTGGCAATGTTGGGAACTTCTGGGCAAAGGCAGACTTTATCCGACAGAGTTTTAACCACATCCAAATTATTGATTCGTTGGGTCGTGAATGCTGCCGGATCGTCAAAAAATCCCATTCCCAGAGCGTATATCCATGTGGTTTCGATCCATTTATTGGATTTAGTGATGGAATACCGCAACACTCGTGTTTTTCGGTTCAGTACGATATAATCATATGACAATGGTTGGTACGCAATTGTCTTTGAATCCTGCTCCCGATCAGCGGCGCTGGCCCGTTTGAACGGTTCGCCTTTACGGATCTGTATCCGCAGCTCGTCCCCGGAAAGAGCCGGAGTAAAAATCCGCATGGTATTTCCCCGATTGTGTTTGACGGCTGTTTGATTCATGAGGTATTCTGCTTTTTTCAACTGTTCATCGGTTGGGAAAAAGTCAGATGTATCGTGAGAACAGACTACAGTTGTAAAGCTCTGTCGCCGGGAATTTGTCACTTTGATGTCCAAATCTTCCAGCATTTTCGGATTTTCAAGGTAGAGTAACAGAGCCAAATCAGCGGCGGTCATATCTTCTTCGACCTGCTCACGGAGTCCGTCTATACGGGAAATCTCATCCAGAAGGATGTCATACTTCGACGCAGATCCCATCGCACCGATTAGTCCGAAAGCAGAGTAAAAGTCAGTGTCGCCTTCGAGCAGTCTGTCAAACAGAATTCCCGCAAGTGTATCGAAATCGAATGTTTTTTCTGTAGCGTTCTCATATATGAATTGATGAACGCCCTTCAGATAGTCCTTGAATTTGTCCAGTAACTTAATAAGGTTCTGGAACTTTAGCGTGCGAAGCTTGTCAGCATTCGCAAACTTGGTGATGTTGCAGCTTGCCATAGATTACCTCCTCCGGTTTTAAGTGTTTTAGCATGATGCCGATGATCCTAAATGTGTCGTAATGTGTCAGTTCAATAGCGTCGTAGTCGGGATTCTCAGGGATCAGGGCAATGCGGTCCGGGGTAAAGAATAATCTTTTCAGCGTAACCTCATTGTTAACCATAGCCGCGACAATATCATTGTGCCGTGCTATCG